GGGCCGGCGCGAAAGGGCCGCGGTAACGGTAGCCCCGCGAACATTTTTTATTTTTATTTTTCAAAAAATCAATTACCATCGCGGCATGGCCACCTACAGCAACGCCCTAACCCAGCGCCCAGCGAACATGCTGGCCTACGACGGCAGCATCAGCGCAACGCCACGCAACGAATACCTTGGCGCACTGGCTGACCTGCTAGCCCAAAGCTACGCCCCCCAGCGCACCCAGCAGATGCAAGGCATGGCACAGTTCTTGTCACTGCCGGCCATCAGCCAAACCCTAGACCGCCTGTCTTATGGCGAACCACTAACCACTGGCGCAGGGATGACTACCCGCCCAAGAGCAGAAGCAGCCGAAGCGGCACTGGCACTGGCACCCACCGCCAAACCCGTGACCATGGCGACCTTGCAGGCCGCAAGGTTGGCAAGACAAGCAGCATTGGCTGGCAGCCCTTTACCTGTTGGCATGTCAACCAAAGCTGTTGGTGGGATGGATTTCTTGCGTCCATCTGCACCCCAAGAAGAAGCCTTGCGTCTGGCGCAAGAACGGGCTTTACAGATTGGGCAGTCGGCAAATCCTGAAACAAGGATGTTGCAACAGGGTTATGAACCTGGCTGGTATCACGGCACAACTGGTGATATTACAAAGTTCAGAACAGATTTGCTTGGCGAAGCCACTGGCGCTGAAAGTGCCAAAAAAGGATTTTTCTTTGCCCGTGATCCACAAAATCCACCGGCATCAATGTTGACCAAAACCAATGATCCGGCATCTATTGAGATGTTGAGAAAAATTGGCATTCCTGAAGAAGAGATTGCCAAACTGAATGCGGTGTCGATGCAAGGCCATGGTGCAGAAACTGCGGTTGGCTATGCCAAGATGGGTGGATCGCGTGAGTACAAAAATGCTATGCGTCAAGCAAAATCCGCGGAAAAACGTGGCAATTGGGATGAGTACGAAAAGCAGATGCAAATTGCCGAAGATTCCGCAATTAAAAGGAATCAGAATTTACAGTCTTTGGTTGCAAGTTATGGCGACAAAAGAGATGTAATGCTGGATGAAATAAACAAAGCGTTTTTGAATAAAACTTTGCCGCAAGAAGATGCAATTGCATTGGATAAGCAATTGAAAAAATTGATGCCAGATTACTGGTATACCAAAGACCCGCAAAAACATTTGCCAAGCATAAAAGAAGAACTTATTAAAAATGTTGGCAAAGATAAGGCAAAGCCGGCATTGAATGCGATAGATGATTTTATGAAAAATTACAATGAGCGCATGTTGATGGAGCACACTGAAGAAGGTGGCAACGTGATGCCTGTGGCTTTGAATTACAAAAAGCCATTTGTTTATGATTTTGGTGGCAATGCTTACAGAGATCAAACGTATTCAGATTTAATTGATCAGGCTTTGACTGGTGGACATGATGCGTTGATTTTGAAAAACACATTTGACCCTGGCGCTGGGCCATCAAAATTGGTTGACGTTGGTGTTGTGTTTAGCCCAGATCAAATTCGATCTCGCTTTGCGGCGTTTGATCCTTTGCGCAAGACTGCTGCCGCAGCCGCTGCCGCAGGTTTAGCCGCACCCGATCTGCTAGCCGCAGAAAAACAACCCAACCAACTGCGTAAATTCAAGGCAAACCAAAAATGACAGAACAAGACAAAAAATTTGCTGAGTTTGTTGGCTCTGTTGCTTGCGAGGATGATGGCGGGTGGTCTAAAGAAGTGTGGGATGCCGCATGGCAAGCCGCGATGGATAGCCTCAAAGAGCAGACTGCTTAATGCAAACCACCATCTACAAGCCCGAAGACGAACAGGAATTGATGGCCACCCTGTGGACGCCGGCCATCGCTGACGACCCCGAGGCGTTTGTGTTGTTTGCATTTCCTTGGGGCCAGGAAAACACGCCGCTTCAAAATTTCAAAGGCCCGCGCAAATGGCAGCGCGAGGTGTTAAGAGAGATAGCCGAACACATCAAACGCCAGCAAGGCCGCATAGATTTTGAAACCTTGCGCCATGCCGTGTCCTCTGGCCGCGGTATCGGCAAATCTGCCCTGGTTTCTTGGCTTACCATCTGGATGCTTTCCACCCGCATTGGCTCGACAACGATTATTTCGGCCAACAGCGAAGCCCAGCTACGTGCGGTGACATGGGCCGAGATTACCAAGTGGCTGGCCATGAGCATCAACAGTCACTGGTTTGAGGTTGCAGCCACCAAGATCACGCCTGCCACCTGGTTGACTGAGTTGATTGAAAAAGACCTGAAAAAGGGCACCCGTTATTGGTCGGTCGAAGGCCGGCTGTGGTCTGCCGAAAATCCAGATGCTTATGCCGGTGTTCACAACTTTGATGGTGTGATGGTAATTTTTGACGAGGCATCAGGTATTGACGACAGCATCTGGGCAGTGACCGCTGGTTTCTTTACCGAGAACACCCCAAACCGCCTTTGGCTGGCTTTCTCCAACCCACGCCGCAACACTGGCTACTTCTACGAGACTTTTCATTCCAAACGCGACTTTTGGTCAACAAAAGTGGTGGACGCCCGCACGGTCGAGGGCACCGACAAGCAGGTGTACCAGAACATCATTGACGAGTATGGCCCCGACAGTGCCCAGGCGCATGTGGAGGTGTACGGCCAGTTCCCTTCCGAGGGCGATGATCAGTTTATTCCGGCCAACATTGTGGATGAGGCCATGGTGCGGCCTAAATACAAAGACCAGACTGCCCCCATCATCATTGGTGTTGACCCTGCACGTTTTGGCGCTGACGCAACGGTGATTGCCATTCGTCAGGGCCGCGACATTGTGCGCATTGACCGCCATCGAGGTGATGACACCATGACGGTGGTGGGCCACATCATTGAGGCCATTGAAGAGTTCAAGCCGGCCATGGTGGTGATCGACGAAGGTGGCCTTGGCGCTGGCATTGTTGACCGACTCAAAGAACAGCGCTATAAAGTCAAGGGTGTGAACTTTGGGAACAAGTCCATCAACCCCATCATGTATGGCAATAAACGTGCTGAGATGTGGGGCAAGATGAAGGAATGGTTGCGCAGCGCAAGTATTCCGAAAGACAGGTTCTTGAAAACTGACTTGGTTTCGCCTATGATCAAGCCAGATTCTAGAGGCACCATATTTTTGGAGAGCAAAAAGGAAATGAAAGCCCGCGGTTTAGCTTCACCCGATGCCGCGGACGCGATATGCGTAACTTTTGCATTTCCTGTGGCGCACCGAGAGTACAATGCCCGAACAGAGCGCCGCGTCGTCACTGAACGCGGGGCAATTGCAACTGGCTGGATGGGGGCATGATGGCTGCAAAACCTGGTTTGTACGCAAACATTCACGCTAAACAAGAGCGCATCAAAGCTGGTTCCGGCGAAAAGATGCGTAAACCTGGCACCCCTGGCGCACCGACCGCCAAAGCGTTCAAGCAATCGGCTAAAACGGCCAAGAAAGGTAAGTAAATGGCAAATACCAAACCTATTGGCGTTGCGTACGAAGACCAAAACATCATCGGTGCCAGCCGCGTTGAAGCTACCACGATCGCTTGCACAGGCACAATTGGTTATGCGGCTGGCGCGTACGATGTTGTCACGCAAACCAACAACAAAACCACAGGTGTGACGATCAACACACCATCTGGTCAGATCATCACGGCTAACTCGCAACTTGCGCCCAGCGCACAAGCTGTTTTTGTGGTGACTTGCGCTGCAGTCAGCACCAAAGATGTGGTGGTGATTAGCCCTGCTTCTGGCGGCACAGTGGGTGCATACAACATTTTTGTTGCGGCGATTGCCGACGGTTCATTTACCGTGGTGATTAAAAATTCCACCAACAATGCGTACAGTGAAGCCATTCACTTGAACTACGCTATTTTCCATACTGCGAGTTAATATGCCCCTCGTCAAATCTAAATCCCCCGAAGCTTTCCGCAAAAACATCAAAGCGGAAGTCAAAGCTGGTAAGCCGGTCAAGCAAGCAGTCGCCATCGCGTACGCTGTCAAGCGCGAAGCGCCCAAAATGAAAAAGAAAAATGGCTGATCCAACCGGCATGGTAGCCGCAGCGAATGTAGCTGCTGGCGGCAAACCCCCCAAGTCTGATTCGGACATTTTGACCGTCGCACGGTCGCGGCTGGACTTGGCCGTGTCGGCGCTGGCTGAAAGCCGCGAAGATGAGATGGACGATCTGCGCTTTTATGCCGGATCGCCAGACAACCACTGGCAGTGGCCTGCGGACGTGCTGGCCACCCGTGGCGCGGTGCAGGGTCAGACGATCAACGCACGCCCTACGCTGACGATCAACAAACTGCCGCAGCATGTGCGTCAGGTGACGAACGACCAGCGACAGAACCGCCCAGGCGCGAAGGTCATTCCGGTGGACGACAACGCCGACGTGGAAGTGGCCGATGTGTTCAACGGCATGATCCGGCACATTGAGTACATCAGCGACGCCGACGTGGCTTACGACACGGCTTGCGAAAATCAGGTGGCGTACGGCGAGGGTTACATCCGTCTGTTGACCGAGTATTGCGACGACAACACGTTTGACCAAGACATCAAGATTGGCCGCGTGCGTAACTCGTTCAGCGTGTACATGGATCCGACCATCCAAGACCCTACTGGCGCGGACGCCAAGTGGTGTTTTGTGACGGAAGACGTGACCAAGGCTGAGTACGAGCGCATGTACCCAGACGCAGCGCCTATTTCGACGTTGCAATCGCTGGGCGTGGGCGATCAATCGATCAGCAACTGGCTGAACGAAGACACGATTCGTATTGCTGATTACTACTACATCGACTATGACCGCACGACGTTGAACTTGTATCCCGGCAACATGACAGCCTTTGAAGGCACGCCGGAAGACAAGCAATTACGTGCGATTTACGGCAATCCCAAGCGCAGCCGTGAGGCCGACCGCCCCCGCGTGCGGTACTGCAAGATCAACGGCTATGAAATCCTTGAGCAGCACGAATGGGCTGGTAAATGGATTCCGGTGATCCGCATCGTTGGCAACGAATTTGAAGTTGATGGTCGCCTGTATGTGTCGGGCTTGGTGCGTAACGCCAAAGATGCCCAGCGCATGTACAACTACTGGGTCAGCCAAGAGGCTGAAATGCTGGCGCTGGCGCCCAAAGCCCCGTTCATTGGTTACGGCGGCCAGTTCGAAGGCTACGAAGACAAGTGGAAAACGGCCAACACCAACAACTGGCCGTATCTGGAGGTCAATCCAGACGTTACAGACGGCCAAGGCGCTGTCTTGCCACTACCCCAGCGGGCACAACCGCCAATGGCCTCCAGCGGGCTGTTACAGGCCAAGGTGGGCGCGGCTGAAGACATTAAGGCGACCACTGGCCAGTACAACGCATCTTTGGGCCAAGGCGGCAATGAGCGCTCAGGCAAGGCCATCTTGGCCCGTCAGCGCGAAGGCGACGTGGGCACCTACCATTACGGTGATAATTTGGCTCGTGGCGTGCGTCATATCGCCCGTCAGTTGATCGACTTGATTCCCAAAATCTACGACACGCAGCGCATCGCCCGAATCATCGGCGAAGACGGTGAAACCAAGATGGTTAAGATCAATCCTGACCAGCCCCAGCCGGTCAACAAGATCATGGACGAGCAGGGCATCGTCGTAGAGAAGATTTACAACCCTGGCGTTGGCAAATACGACGTGGTGGCCATCACTGGCCCAGGCTATGCGACCAAACGTCAAGAAGCGTTAGAAGCCATGGCGCAACTGTTGCAGGGTAATCCCCAACTTTGGCAAGTGGCTGGCGACTTGTTCGTCAAAAACATGGATTGGCCAGGCGCTCAGGAGATGTCCAAGCGTTTTGCCAAGACCATCGACCCCAAAATCTTGGCCGAAAACGACAAATCACCCGAATTGCAGGCTGCCGAGCAGCAAATTCAGGCGATGGGCCAAGAAATGGAGCAAATGCACACGATGTTGCAAAACGTGGGCAAATCCATCGAAATGCAAGAGCAGGAACGCAAGGATTTCGAGGCCCAAGTCAAGGCTTACGAGGCTGAGACCAAGCGTCTTGCAGCCGTGCAGGCATCTATGTCACCAGAACAGATTCAAGACATCGTTTTGGGCACTTTGCACGCCGCTATGGATACCGGCGACATTGTTTCTAGTGGAAGAATGTTGGAAAACCGTGATATCATGCCTGAGAACGAACCTCAGGAGTTATCAATTGAGCCGACAGAATTTAACCCAAGCGCAGGTGCTTGAGATGTTTTCTTACGCAGACGGCAAACTGTACTGGCGTAAGAAAACATCAAGAAAAACTGTTGTTGGCGCTGAAGTTGGGACATTACGCAAAACGGATGGTTATCGTCAAGTAATGATTGGCTACAACACATACCGTACACATCGATTGATATACCTATACCATCATGGTTGGATGCCTGAAATAATTGACCACATCAATCAAAATCCGACAGACAACCGAATTGAGAATTTACGAAGCGCAACACGCACCGAAAACGCTTACAACTGTAAGTTGCGCCCTGATAACACCTCAGGCGTAAAAGGTGTGACTTGGTGCAAAAATAAACAAAAATGGGTAGCCCGTTTGTACGCAGATAGGCGATGTGTAAACTTAGGCCGTTTTGCCGACATGCAAGACGCCGTTGCCGCTGTCATGGCTGCTAGAACGCAGTATCATGGCGCATTTGCTTCAGAAGGAACACCACAATGAGCAAAGCAGCCGATTTTGTTGGGCTTTTATTTTTAGCCCGTGATGTGGCCCATTCTGTTCACCTGAACACGCGCAGTTACAGCAAACATGTGGCGCTCAACATTTTCTATGAGCGCATCATCGGCGTGGCTGACGATTTTGCTGAAACTTACCAAGGTACGCATGGACTGATTGGCCCAATTACGTTACATTCAGCCAAGAAAACCAGCAACATCATTGAATTTTTGGAAGACTCACTTGCTCAAGTTCAGGCCATGCGTTACGAGGTTTGCGACAAAAGCGATACTTCGTTGCAGCAACTGATCGACAACATCGTTGAGGTCTACCGACGCACGTTGTACAAACTTAAATTTTTGGCATAAGGACGCATCATGGCTAACTACACGCAATCTTCAGCAACCAAGCAAATCAAAGTCGGCGCTGGCAAACTGTATGGTATTTTTGTGTCCACGACATCTAGCGGCACATTGACCATCTATGATTCTGCCAACAGCAGCGCAAGTGACCCTAAAATTGCGGATACCATCACTGTGGCCGCTGGCACAACTTACTTGAACATTCCGGCAGGTTTGTACTTCAATAGCGGCCTGTATATCGTGTTGGCAAACTCTGCATCGTTCACTGTCGCTTACGAGTAACACCATGACTGTAGCCCTCTCCCCCATCGGCGGCGTTGCCGCCCAGTTTTTTAACGATAATGGCGTTCCGTTGGCGGGTGGTAAGGTCTACACATACGCTGCTGGCACGACCACACCGCAAGCAACGTACACCAGTTCGACAGGCGCTACAGCGCACACCAATCCGATCATTTTGGACGCGGCTGGCCGCGTGCCTGGTGGTGAAATCTGGCTGACCAATGGCTCGTCGTACAAGTTTGTGATCTACACCAGCACCAACGTGCTGATTGGTTCCTACGACAACATTTCTAACCCTGTTTTTGCCAGCGATGCGTCTTTGGTGACTTACACCGCGCCCTATACAGGTGCTGTGGCCACAACGGTGCAGGCCAAGTTGGGGCAGATTGTTTCGGTGAAAGATTTTGGTGCGGTCGGTAACGGTACAACCGACGACACTGCGGCCATTCAAGCTGCGGTTAACGCGCTGTCGGCCAGTGGCAAAGGTGGCACAGTGCTGCTGCCTGCTGGTACGTACAAAATCACCAGCAACATCAGCATCACTTGGCCCAACTCGACCGATCAAAATGCGCCCGCACGCATCACGGTCAAAGGTGAAGGTGCCGACCTGTCGTACATCTACGACTACCGATCCAACACCGCTGCGGCCACTGGCGGCGCGATCACGATGGACTTTAGTTCGGGCTACGACAACAAGTTTCTCACCATGTATTTTGGTGAGTTCAGCCTGATTAAAAAAATCAACGCTACAACGTACACCGCTGGCACTTACAGCATCGGTACGGGCACCGGCCTGTACATGAACACAGTGCCTGGCATCGGTGCGCTGAATGACATTCGCATCATCGGCTACAACACTGGCGTTTACATGGTGGACTGCCTTGGCATCACCATCAACAATTTCAACGTGCAACTGGCCGATATTGGCTTCTTGGCCGGTATTGTGTCGGTTACTGAACCCACGGCGCTGACATTCAACAACTGTACAGTTGCAGGCGTTAAGACGCTGGGCTATCTCATCAGCGGCGGTGGCCCCGTGGCCATCAATGGTGGCGTGATTGAAACCGTGGGCGTAATGTCAGGGGCAAGCCAGCCTGTTTCTGGTGGTGTGTTCTACAGTTCCACAGCGTTTTTGCCCACACAACTTGCTGTGAATGGCGTGTTCTTTGAAAATAACGGCGGCAACGCGGACGTTTACATCAACGTGGCCAGCGGCGTAACTGCCAAAGCGTCGAGCAGCGTTCAAAACTGTATGTTTGCGCGTAACAGCAGCACGCTGTACACGACCAACAACATTTTTGTGTCAAACAACAGTTCTACCGGCACGTTGATCGTCAACACCATCGGCAACGGTTTTAAGGGCTATTCGCCCTATGTGGCAAGTTCTAGCCGCAAATACATTGACGATGGCGGCGTGGGCACCACAACCATTTACGGTTTGGGCAACACTTACGACACCACTACCGAAACACCGACCGTGGTGACCACGATTGCCAGCGGCGGTGGCGGTTCGCAAAACCTGCAAAGCGTGACCACGCTGGGCAGCACCACCACGGTCAATTCCACATTCAACGGCGCCAACATCGGCACGTTCAGCGGCGTGCCTTCGGTGACTTCGACAGGCACCATCGTTGGTTTTGGTAACTCTACCAACGCGGCTGTGCTGGACGGCGCTAACTGGCGCGGTGCAGGTAGCAACACTAACAACTTGGGCGCATCGGGCTACAACTGGAACAATGTGTATGGCACGACCTACAACATTGGTTCTGGCACGGCCACCATCACGGCTTCTGGTAACAACGTGGTGCTTAACAGCATCGTGTCTGCTGTGGCCGGTACAGGCTTTGCACCTGTTACGTCGGATACTTATTACCTTGGCGGTTCCGCACTGACCTGGAAAGGTTTGTACCTTGGTACAGGTAATTTCCAATGGAATGGTTACGGTATCGTAGCCCCAGCCGGTTCTACCACCACTTTCCTTCGCAACGACGGCACTTGGGCAACCCCTAGCGGTTCGGGTGTGGGTACTGTTACTAGCATTACCGCAGGTACGGGGCTTACTGGCGGCACGATCACCAGTTCAGGCACCATCGCGTTGGATTTGACCCGCGCAAACACTTGGACAGGCAAACAAACGTTTAACGGTGAATTCCAAACCAATTCGTTTGGCTCTGTTAGCGGCACCGGCATCGCACCGCTGACCAACAACACCTATTACAACGGCGGCAGCGCTTTGCGTTGGGCCAACACCTACACAACCTTGCTGGATGTTAGCAGCACGTTCACTTGGAACAGCTACGCGATCAGCGCCCCTGCTGGCTCTACCAGCACGTTCCTTCGTAACGATGGCACATGGGCCGCACCTACCGCTAGTTCGGTGTCCAACTCAGTCACGTTTAACAACGGTGGCTCGGGTGGTGGTTCAGGCAGCACGTTCAACGGCTCATCGCCGCTGACTGTTTCTTACAACACCATCGGCGCACCTAGCACATCAGGCTCTGGCGCTTCCGGTACTTGGGGCATCAGCGTCACAGGCACTTCGCAAGGTCTTAGCGGTAGCCCAAGCATCACGGTATCTAGTGTGACTTGCGGCTCTGCAAGCAACGCTGTTAGTTCATCGGGTTCTAACACCACGTTGGGCAACGGCACCGTGCAAGTTGTGCCTTCGGTTGGTTTTGCGCCTGCCGTTGACAACACTTATGTGCTTGGTGGCCCTTCTAACCGCTGGTCTACGGTCTACGCTGGCAACGGCACGATCAATACATCTGATGCGCGTCAAAAACAGCAAGATCGACCACTGTCTGAGGCCGAAAAAGCTGTCGCTATTCGCGTCAAAGGCATCATCAAAACTTTCAAATTCAACAAGGCCGTTGAAGAAAAAGGCGACAAGGCCCGCATCCATGTGGGCGTGTACGCGCAAGAACTGGCCGCTGCGTTTGCCGCTGAAGGCTTGGACGCTCATCAATATGGCATGTTTTGCTACGATGAGATTGAAGGTGGCGACATCTACGGTGTACGATACGAAGAACTGCTGGCGTTTGTAATTTCTGCAATGTGAGGTTTATATGGCTGACGTAAAAATATCGCAACTACCAGCAGCAACTACGCCCTTGTCGGGCACAGAAGCTGTCCCCATCGTCCAAGGCGGTGTGACCAAACAAGTTGCGGTTGCTGACATCACCCCAGGCGTTACTGCGGTTACTGCCACAGCGCCTATCGTTTCATCGGGTGGCTCAACACCTAATATCTCTTTGGGTACAGTTGGAATTGCCAACGGTGGCACAGGCCAAACAACCGCAGCGGCTGCCATCACTGCGCTTACAGGCACACAAACATCGGGTTATTACTTACGTTCTAACGGCACAAATGCTGTTTTGGCTGCTATCCAAGCCGCAGACGTTCCTACACTGAACCAAAACACCACTGGCACAGCGGCAAACATTACCGCTACCAGCAACTCAACCCTGACAACTCTCAGCGCACTTAGCCTGCCTGGTTCTCAAGTTACAGGCAACATCAGCGGCAACGCTGCTAACGTCACAGGCACTGTAGCCATCGCTAATGGCGGCACAGGTCAAACCACAGCCAACGCTGCATTTAACGCGCTTGCACCCAGCCAAACAGGTAACAACGGTAAATACCTGACCACTGACGGTACGAACACTTCTTGGGCAACTAACCCATTGGGTACGGTCACTTCGGTGGCAGCTACCGTCCCAAGTTTCTTGTCTATTTCAGGCTCACCGATCACAACATCGGGAACTTTGGCAATCGGATTGTCAGGCACTGCTTTGCCTACGACCAACGGTGGTACAGGACTCACATCCTTCACTGCAAACGGTGTTGTATACGCATCTTCTACAAGTGCGCTTGCTACTGGTTCTGCGCTGACGTTTGATGGGACTAACTTTACTGTTGCAAATGGTGACTTGACGATTGGAACCAACGGTAAAAAGTTGTACGTCAACTATATTGCCAACAACAGCGGAGCAGACTTAAACACAAACGGCCTATCAAATCAGATATTTTCTATTGGCGGCTCCGAACAAATGCGCCTAACCAGCACAGGGCTGGGTATTGGTACAAGTTCGCCTGACCAAAAATTGACAATTGTCGGCAATCAGAAAATAACTGGTTACATTGAACTAAGAAGTGCGAATAAGATTTACTTTGACGATGCTAGTAATACAGCCGCTGGTGCTATTTGGAACAACGCATCAGGTACTTCTGCTTTGTCCTTTACTGGCAATGGCTCAACTGAGCATATGCGCCTCGACTCCAGCGGCAACTTAGGTATTGGTACAAGTTCGCCTGCAAAGAAACTAGACGTAAACGGTGACGCACTTATTTACGGTCTAACCGTAGGCCGTGGTGCAGGTGCTGTATCTACCAACACTGCGGTGGGTGCTAGTGCTTTGGCGGCTAATACGAGTGGCTCTGTTAATACAGCGATGGGGCAAGGAAGTCTTTCTAGTAACACCACAGGAACGACTAACTCTGGTTTTGGGCAAGCAACTCTTAATGCCAACACCACAGGCAACTACAACACAGCAGTTGGGGGTTCAACACTCCCAAGAAATACAACAGGTTCTTACAATACTGGCGTAGGTTCATCCGCGCTTGAATTTAATACTACAGCTTCATATAACACCGCTGTAGGCTATCGTTCGTTGTATTTAAACACAACAGGAACTGAAAACACTTCAATGGGCCAAGGAACCATGTCGGCAAACACGACAGGTTCTTACAACGCTGCCTATAGCAATAACGCATTGGGAAGCAACACCACTGGCTCTAACAATACAGCCTTGGGTTACTTTGCACTTGTATCCAACACCACAGCTTCCAACAACACTGCTGTAGGTTATCAGGCAGGGTATAGCCAAACAACTGGAAGCGGAACAAATAGCTATTTTGGTTATCAAGCAGGCTATGGTGTAACAACAGGTGCAGTAAACACATTCTTGGGTTACAACGCTGGCGCATCAATTACCACAGGTTCTAAAAACACCATCATTGGCGCTTATGGCGGCAACCAAGGTGGCCTAGACATCCGTACAGCAAGCAACTACATCGTGCTGTCTGATGGGGATGGGAATCCACGGGGTATTTTTGACAATACAGGTACATTTATAGTTGGCAATACATCCGCTACTGTTGCTTCGGCTTGCGCTCTTCTTACTTACTATGGGGCAGTAACATCTGCTACTGCAACTTCTGATTACAGTATTTTTAATAAAGTAACAACGGCAACTGGAAAACAAATTGATTTTCGTTCTGGAAACGCATCGGTTGGAGATATTACTTCCACAAGCGTAGCAACAATTTACAACACAACTTCTGATTACAGACTTAAAACTGTTGTTGGTGCTGTGTCAGGCCAAGGTGAACGAATTGATGCGCTTGAACCTATTGAATACACATGGAATTCTAACGGCTTACGCACTCGTGGCTTTTTGGCTCACAAATTTCAAGAAGTCTATGCAGACAGTGTTACAGGTACAAAAGACGCTGTAGATGCAAATGGGAATCCTGTTTATCAAGCAATGCAGGCAGCTACATCAGAGGTTATTGCTGACCTTGTTGCTGAAATCCAATCTCTCCGTAAACGCTTGGCAGCATTAGAAGCCAAATAACCTTAAGGAAAAACCATGACCTTGACACAAGAAGAAGCGCATCGCTTGTTTGAGTACAGGGATGGTGAGCTTTACTGGAAAGAGCGTCCACGGTCAGACTTCAAAAGCGACTTGGCATGGAAACAATGGAACCCCAAACACGCTGGTAAACAGGCTGGATGTTGGACAAGTCACCATGTGACGGTAGCGGTAAACAAAGTTTCTTATCCGCTAGCAAGAGTTGTGTTTTTGATGCATCACGGGTATTTGCCTGAAATTGTTGACCATGCTGATTGCAACCCAATGAACAACGACATCAGCAATTTAAGAGCCGCATCCAAGGCGGATAACCAGCGGAATGCAGGTATGTATGCTCACAACACGTCAGGCATAAAAGGCGTTAGTTGGCATACAGCAGCAGGCAAATGGCACGTTCAAATCAAAGTGCTTGGCAAGAAAAAATATCTTGGTATTTATGAAGACATCGAACTTGCCGAACTTGTAGCGCAAGAAGCAAGAAGCAAATTTCACGGCAATTTTGCCAATCATGGTCTACATTAAGGAGCATAGCTATGACCACTTTTACGACAACTGTGACGCAAATGTTTACCGTGCCAAATCCAACAGGCTACGTTGTGAACGTGCTTTATCAAGTAACTGGAGTTGATGGGGAATATACGGCCTCTATTGGCGGCAACTGCCAATTCACACCTACAGAAGGTGAAACAGGTTATACGCCCTACAGCGAACTGACAGAAGCCACCGTGATTGGCTGGATTCCTGCTGAAGCTATTGCAAGCGCACAGGCGTGTGTGCAGGGTCAAATCGACAGCATGATTACCCCACCAGTCAGCCCTGCTAACACAGCATTGCCTTGGAGCGCATGATGACTACAAACTGGACAATCACCCAAACCGACTACTTGGTGGCAGATGGTTTCATCACCACGGCCCACTGGACTGCTACGGCTGTTGATGGTGACTACACCGCATCCATCTATTCCACTTGCAGCTTTGCCCCTGCTACGCCTGCTATTCCCTATAACAGCGTGACTGAGCAAGAAGTGTTGAACTGGTGCTGGGCTAACGGTGTAGATAAAGACGCTGTAGAAGCTGCTTTGGCTCAACAAATAGAATTACAAAAGAACCCTGTAGTGGCTACGGGCACTCCTTGGACAGCATAACGGGAAGCCGCCACCCGGTCTTGGCGGCACATTAAAAGGAAACATCATGGGTAAAGACAACAAACCCCAGATCGTCACCATCGACAACGTAGAGTACGACGCGAACGAGTTCAGTGAAGAGCAAATGACCTTATTTCAGCACTGCATTGACCTTGACCGCAAGATTAGCTCAACCAATTTTCAAATGCAGCAGCTTCAAGTTGGCAAGGATTCATTCTTGCAAATGTTGAAGAAGTCACTTGAAACTGTGCCCGAAGAAGTTTAAGATTAAAACCGTACCGGTGCGGCTCACCGGGGAATCTCAGGATTCAATAAATGTCAGAAGAAACCTTAGCGGAAGTTGACTCCGCGCCAGCACCTGAAGCAACGGCTGCTCCAGAAGTGCCAGAAACTGCGCCGGAAGTCGTCGAGACTCAACCCGAACAAGTCGAGGAGAAAAAATACTCCCAGGCTGAAATCGATGCGATGATCGGCAAGCGACTTGCAAGAGAGCAACGTAAGTGGGAACGAGAACAAGCGCAACGCGCTGCGGAAACGCAGATCGTTAAAGCGCCTTCGGCAGCGTCCGCTGACCAGTTTGAAAGCCCTGAAGCCTACGCGGAAGCGTTGGCCTATCAGAAAGCTGAAGAACTGATCGCCAAGCGTGAAGCAGCCAAGCAGCAGTCGCAAGTTCTTGAAAGCTACCATGAGCGTGAAGAGGAAGCCAGGGGCAAGTATGACGACTTTGAACAAGTCGCCTACAACCCAAAACTTTCGATCACGGACGTGATGGCTGAAACCATCCGCGCTTCGGATATTGGCCCCGATGTAGCTTACTACCTTGGTTCCAATCCCAAAGATGCTGATCGTATCGCCCGTTTATCGCCGCTTTTGCAAGCCAAGGAAATCGGGAAGATTGAGGCCAAATTGGCCAACGATCCACCCACAAGGAAAACTACGTCAGCGCCAGCACCTATTAAACCTGTTGCTGCTCGATCCTCCGGGGTCGCCGCTTATGACACTACCGATCCTCGGTCTACCAAGACCATGACGGATTCGCAGTGGATTGAAGCCGAACGAGCACGACAGATTAAGAAATTGCAGGCGCAAACCCGCTAAATTTTTGAAAGGACTTTATTGTGTCTAATACTATCTTAACCATTGACATGATTACCCGGAAGGCTCTCGAAATCCTAGAGAACAACCTGGTACTCACCCGCAACGTGA